TTCTATATAGTTTTTCAATATATCAATTGTTATATATCGAACTATTGATGGGTTTCTCGACTTATTTCAGACGGCAATTCATCCCCCAGCTAAAGCAAGGGGATTTCTTGCACGATCAGGTTAAAAATCGCATCTTCAAATAAATCGCATCTTCAAATTCAACAACTGGCACATGCATATTCTTAGATATACTTGAGGTTGAAATGGGTTTTGTATCGTACAAAGACACGAGTTTGCTGGCCACTGAAAGCACAGAGGGGATGCTATCCGCCCAAGGCAAGCGAATCGAGCGGCAGTCGTACGAGAACTGCAAATACCAGTTGAACGTGGCGGCCATTGCGGGATTCAACCCCGCAGCCACAAGTGCCGCTGATTGGGACGGTGCGGTCGCGGGTGCGTCGTGGGCTGCTGACGTTGCTGCTCACGTGCGACTGCTGAATCAATCGACAGGCGCGATTTATACACTGACTACTGCGACGATTTGTACGGCTACTGGTGATCCATTGCTGTACGGGGCGCTGTTGTCCGTGCCTGGAAGCGCTGGCACTCCGATGTATCGGCAGACTGCTACGGACGGGACGGCGGTGTTTGCTCTTGTTACGACGGGCGGTTCAGGAGTTCAAGGGGCTCAGGGCACTCAAGGCCAACAGGGGTGGCAAGGGAGTGTTGGTGCAGGGGTTCAAGGAAATCAAGGAGCTGGATCGCAAGGTAACCAGGGTCTCACAGGGAACCAAGGGACCACTGGCGGGCAAGGATACCAAGGCACGAACCCAGGGCCTCAAGGCAATCAAGGTAATACCGGCGCTCAGGGAAACCAAGGCGATGTTGGAGGCACCGGGGTTCAGGGCAATCAGGGACCTCAAGGACGACAGGGTAATCAGGGTGTTGGTACTACAGGTGTTCAAGGTAATCAAGGCACTGTAGGGTCAACAGGCGTTCAGGGCAACCAAGGTAATCAAGGATGGCAAGGCAATCAAGGTATTGGTGGCTCTTCTGTCATAACAGATACATCTTTGAGCGATGTAAATCTAACGCTAGGGGCCAAGTTTTTTACTACTGCTCATTCGGGTGATGGGTTTGCCGCAGGCATACGTTTACGAGTAACCGCGACGTTTAATGGATGGTGGGTTGAAGGCGTATGCGTGTCATACAGTGGGACCACGTTAGAAATTAACGTGGATCTGTACACCCCTGGGGAAGGCGGGAATACCGTCTCTGGCGGCTGTGTTATAACCGTTGCTGGCCAACCCTCAGCTGGTATACAAGGTAATCAAGGCAATCTAGGAACTCAAGGAAACCAAGGGAATCAAGGTGCAACCGGTGCCTCAGGTGTGCAGGGGAATCAAGGTAACCAAGGGAATCAAGGCAATCAAGGGAATGTTGGAAGTCAGGGTAACCAAGGGAATCAAGGGACCACCGGCGCGACAGGAGTACAGGGGAACCAGGGGAATCAAGGGAATCAAGGGAATCAAGGCAATCAAGGCACAACAGGAGCTGGCGTCCAAGGGAACCAGGGTAATGTAGGAGCTGGGTTTCAAGGGAACCAGGGTAATGACGCTATTGGAGTCCAAGGTAACCAAGGGAATCAAGGTCTAACAGGAGCTGGGTTTCAAGGGAACCAAGGTAATGATGCTATTGGAGTCCAAGGGAACCAGGGGAGTGTAGGGGCTGGGTTTCAAGGGAACCAGGGTAATGACGCTATTGGAGTCCAAGGTAACCAGGGGAACCAAGGCCTAACAGGAGCTGGGTTTCAAGGGAACCAAGGTAGTGGAGGTACTGGAGCACAAGGCAATCAAGGTAGTGGAGGTACTGGAGCACAAGGCAATCAAGGTACTGGAGCACAAGGTACTCAAGGGTTCCAGGGTGCTAGTGGCGGCGGTGGCGGAGGGCCCGCCCCGTCTTACTTATACTTACCGCTTATATCTGGATTACAGGCCGTTGGGGCTAGCTATACGGTTGTTGGACTGATTCCATCAACCAATTACTCAGCTCTTGGTAGTGGATCGTTATCTTTCGTGTTCTCAGCTACCCTTAATATCCCAACATCCTCAACGGCTCAAGTGCGCCTGTATGATGTAACAAATCACAACACTCTATGGGAATCAACTGTTATCAGTGGTCCCCAAACAGAGTACGTCGCTAGTTCTACAATCACACCCGCGTCGGGTAGTTCTGTTTTGGAACTTTGGATAGCCACACCAACAATCTCGGGTGGTAATGCCATCTGTCTATCAGCAGTAGTCATTGTAACATTTTCATGAGGTAAATTTATGGCACTCCCTTCTCTCGAAAGAACTTGGCAATACAACGTCAACCAACAGGTCGCACCGACTTCTCTCACAGTAGATCTACAGAACTTGATGTATCTGATCAAAGCCAGCTTAGTTGGTTTTATCAGCAGCCCTTGGACTGTTGTCAGTTCAAGCGACGGAACTTCTAATTTTGGGGCCTCGGATTACTGGTCTGATTACACCAAACTTGTATGGACTAGCGCTGGAAGTAACCATTCTTGGATTGTTCTGCAGCAAACAGGTGTGGCATCAACGTTCCAAATACTAATTGATCTCTCTAATTACACCCAACTAAATTGTAATATCCTAATGTCTTTCGCTGGGTTCACCGGAGGGAGTCTTACAGCAGCACCAACTGCAAGCGATTCTGTGACAATCCTAAGTAATTCTAGTTGGATTTACTACCAATCATCAGTGAATACTATTCTCGATGTCTGGATGGATTCTACTGGGAAGTCAACTAGAGTTGTGATACTTGCTGGGTCTACAGTTCGATCAATGTTCTTTATTGAATACCTAGCAGACTCTCCTTTGACGAATAAAGCAGTAGGTGTCTGCAAATCTTCGTCAGGAGAAGTAACTCTTGGTTCCTTTCAAGGAAGCGCTTATTGGGCCGGAAGATACAGTTCGATCAACTTTACTGGGTACACCTGCAGTGAGGCCTATGGGACAACAAACAGCCAATCCCCTGTAGTCAATCAAGCCTCCGGATCAATCTCCAACTTCAGTGGTGCTTATCCGATATCACCCTTGTCAGTGTTTTCTGCCACGGGTGGTGCAACAGGACGGGCCGGGAGGTTAGTTGATATGTGGGCGGGTTCGTCATCCATTGCTACTGGTTCTACCTACCCGGCAGCAGGTTTGGCACTTATTCAACTCAACCAGTTTGTACTCCCGTGGGATGGAGTATCAACCCCTGTAATAGCATAGTCGTTGAGGTGAATTTATGGCTGATTATGATGGTGAGTTTATTTGGGGTAGCTCTACCCCACCTGATGGTTACGATGGTTACGCTGGTGTTGCTTGTGTCGCAGATGGGGACTCTATTAGCTCCCTTTACAAATACGAGAGTAATTTTGAGTTCTCTATCTCAGCTAACGGTGAGGCAGTACAATACAAGCAAACCACAACTCACTATCACAAGAGAGCTTGGAGAACTGAGTCATCGGCCTTTGTGGAGTGGGAGACAACAGACCTATCCGGAGCTTATCCTGGAGGTGGGACTTTGGAGCCAACTCTTGGAGCCATCGTATATTGGTGGACTTCATGACACACCAAGGTCCAAACACCCGTCCCTCGACTGACTACAAGCGGAAGCTTGCGCTTCAAGCCCGATATATACATGATCAATGCAAATATTTTTAGATGCTAATGCGCATCTTCCTCTCCATCCAAAGGCCCTGGAAGCATATGTAAGCTTCAATCAATCGATAGCCGGACATGGCCATGCGATGTCTATCTCTATGCCCGGCAGACAGGCTGCTTCTGAAATCGAGACGGCAAGAACCAAAATTGCCAAATTAATCGGCGCTGAAAATCCCAACCAAATCATATTTACCTCATCCTGTACCCAAGCCTGCGAATGGGGATTGGAATTATTACATGCACAGAATTTTAGCAAAGTCTATTGTTCTACCCTTGAACATAAATCTGTCTCAATAAAATCTAGAGAACTCTTTGGTAATAACGATCTCTTTGTAAATAAAGACGGAATTGTAGCTTGTACATTTATCCCTCCTGAGAAATCTGCTTTCGTATGTATTCATGTACAAAATGAAATTGGTACAATACAAGACATAGAGAATATTAAGGTTCCATTCTTTTGTGACATGACTCAATCACTTGGCAAAATTCCAGTAAATGTTTCTACAATACCAAATTTGATGATAGGTGTATTTGGGGCTCATAAATTTGGTGGCCCAGTAAATGTTGGTTTCATATATATAAGAGATAATAAATGGTGGAGAGAATTTGGAGTTGGAAGCAGATATCACTCAGATCGTACTGGAACACCAGATGCTGGAATGGTTCTAGCCACATCCGTAGCTTTGGAAGAAGCTATCAAAACGTTACAGTCCAGATATCACAGGGCCTTGACATTTCGTTCTATAATTGAATCAGCGGCTAGATCGATTGGTATTGAGATAATTGGTGAAAATACCAACAGAATTCCGCATGCTACTTTTCTGAATATTGGCAAGAAGATGGGCCCGCACGTAATGGCCCAACTGGAAGCTGAAGGGATATTTGTAGGTCTTGGATCTGCTTGTGGATCTTTGCACTCAAATACAAATCCAGTCATGACGGCATTAGGGTATGGCGGCAGCTCCCAAGACAATCTTCGAATCTCCCAGTGGGGAGATTATGGAGAGCGAGAAGCCAGGATAGTGGCTCAAGCCCTGATTAAGTATTGTCCAAAGCCTGATATATTCCAATGATATGGGCAGGCGGAGTAGTTATTTCAGAAGCGTAAAAAAGATCAATTGTGAAATTTGCAGTGAAAATAACAGGGCCGTTCTTCATAGACATCATATAATTCCAAGAACTGACCCCTTATGCACCGATGAGTGGGATAATGTCTGTGTAATCTGCAGTAATTGTCATAATAAAACGCATGCTGGCCAGATTAATATTATTGGAGTTTTTTCGTCCACTAAACTGCCATATAAACGTACGTTGGTATTTGAAGAGAATGGAAAGTGTAATGTTCCTGATTTGGCCAGTATTCCATTCAAACCCACTAGGTCCGAATCAATGAAGGTATTTTTATGAGTAGAAAAATTCAATCAGAGCGAGAAACGATCATAATCATTTTGAAGTTGGCGCGTGAACAGGGCTGCGAAGATAAGGTAAGGAAACTTATTGAGAAATTTCAGAATGCAGTTAAAGGTGCCAAATCTAATCTTGAGCGTCATCAAATTGCAGCTATGGGAATAGCTGAGATTCATAAGACCATTGGATGTGTTGGTGGGCTGGTAGTTGATGGTGTTGGTGTTTTACCACCCGATATTGGATATCAAGAAGCAATCGATCAGCATAAGGGAATGGTTCGATTGGATTAATGTTACCAAGAAGAAGCAATATCTTAGTATAGCCTTGAAGGAGCCGCTTGGCGGTAAAGAAAGTCCATTAAGGAAGATTATGCAAGAAGAAAAATATGTTGGGACGGTGGTTTGGTTTGATGCAAGCTTAGGGTACGGATTCATCTCCAGACCAGACGAGGCTGATTTGTTTGTACATTGGTCTGACATTATCAGCGAAGGTTTCAAAACTTTGAAGAAAGGCCAAGAAGTTATATTCTCAATTGGTTTGAACAATCGAAAACAACCCAAAGCAATTGAAGTTATTATATCTGAGGCAAAGGGTGAATAAACCAGAAGAGCTTTGGGTTACGAACATCAATCGTTTTCAGGATATTACAATTGGGGACCTAACCATTACGGTGCGCCGTGGGCAAAGCTTAAATTTGCTTGCCAGGAAGAAAAATGGCTTATCTATGTACAACATCACCAGAAAGCAAATTGATGATAGTATTCAAAGTGGTTCGATTTACCAGAAAGGACTTCACATAAAGGTTAGGTCTGTAGCTCCTCAAATATTTACCAAGAAGATTGAAGTGGCTAAAGTTTTGGATATGGGTTCTACTCGTACCATTCGAAAGCCGCCAGAGATTGAACAACTTGAATTTCCAGATCTGGATATGGACGAGGGATCTGCTGAAGATTTTGCCGCAGAAAATGCGGATATGGATGCGGCGGATCGCGCTCCGATTTTGGCAGTTGATCCTATTTTCAAGAAAAATTTTGACGACGAATAACAAGGCATATAGGCATGGGATCTGTTAATTACATCTTTGCTAATACGGGGCAGACGGTTCGTTTGATAGTTCAAGTGCTAGGTAGTGACGGACGCCCTATGGATTTGGACGGCTATGGAAATTGGCTAGATGGCTATGGTTATCTTCTGCCGGATGGCTATTATTCAGATCCGCCAGACGGGTATTATCCAGACGGATATTCGGATGGATATTGTGACGGATATTCGAGCTGGCAAGCTGAGTGGCTAAGTTGTGCAAGATATACGACAGATTATCACGAGTGGCATAGATGGTGGCATCATCATGGCCATCACCATCATCACAAGCATCATGAACGTGAGCCTAATGATGGTTACTATGTACCAGTTGTTCAGCGAGTAATGTTTCCAGATCTATCGAGCGCTGAACATTACCCAAGGCCAATGACCAGAGTGGGTGTTGGTTTATATGCTCATGGTGTTGGTTTGCCAAGTGGCGTTCCGGCAATTGGAACATATATCTCGTCTATTTCTTGGACAGAAGATGATGGTGTGCACTGGGAAACATATGGAATTAATGCTGCAAGACCATTTGGGGTTACTTCGGTAAGTCCGGTCTAACCTTAGGCCGTTAATGAGACATATAAATATGTCCACTCTTCATCGTTCAGAGATTATACAACCAAACGATACCGTAGCTCTTGCGGCTAAATTTGCTATTGATGGGGCTCCCGTTGATTTGGATAGTTTCCCAACCATAACAATCATTCAACCAAGCGGTGGGGTTGCTGTTGGACCAACCAGTGCTGGCGTTATGAGAATTGGTTTGGGTACATATCAATTCAATTACTGCGTTGGCCTTTATCCTCCAGTTGGAACATGGAAGGATGCCTGGAGCGGTCTCTACCAGGGATATGATATGCTTGGTGAATATACATTCACGACATTCAACTCTCAACTTCCAGGTCTTAATACTGATGGTTTGCACAAGCTAGGCGATGATCCTGGCTATAATTTCAGTCAGGTTGCTATCTGTAATATCAACAATGTAGTGAAATCTTTGAGAGCAAGGCTCAAGGCTCGTGGCAAGGCGCGCAGAATGGATGAGCATGGCAATCCGGTTTACAAGGATTGTGATGTATTTACTCTTGATGAGTTGGTGGCTTTTATTTGCCAATCACTAACGATGTTTAACGAACTTCCTGTATTTACGATGTTTACCTGGGATGATACGCCAATCATTGAGCAGTTCCATGATATTCTAGTACAGGGTGCTTTGTACCTTGCATTGGGTGCCCAATCATTGATCGAGCGCGGTAGAGAATTCACTATCAATGATAATGGCATTGGGTTTACTCCACCACAACAAGCCGAGCTTTTGAATAGTCAGTATGCAAAGGAAATGGATAATTGGTATGAGAAATGTAAAATGATAAAAGCATCGATGAAGCCCAGTCCATTGGGGTTAGGCACGCTATCTTTCGTTGGAGGGGCTAGTCCACAAGTGAGACGCCTACGCCACATGCGTGAGCGTCAAATATTCTAATAATATCAAGTACTTACAGATTTTCAACCAAAACAGCGCAGTCTCCTAACTTGTGGATATATACAAAAATAGGAGGTTGTATGAGTAAGATAGATCCTAAGAAAGTAGCAGTGTTGTATCATAAGTATCATTCGGTTAAAGCTGTGGCGCGAGAACTTGGCTGCACAGGCGAGGGTGTTCGGTGTGTAATGCAAAGAAACGGGATCGCAATTGATGCGCCTATTAGATATTCATTTGATGAGCGTTTCTTTTCAGAAGATTCTGAAAAAGTGTTTTATTGGGTTGGGTTTATCGCAGCAGATGGGTGTTTGAAAAAACAAGGAAACAGTGATGTGTTGGGTGTCGCCTTATCTGTTAATGATATAAATCATATTGAAAAGTTTAAATGTGATATTAATGCAACGCATCCAATTCATGAAACATTAGTAAAAAATAACAAAAGAAACCCAAAATGGAATGACTCTAAAAAAGCAGAGATAAATTTATTATCTAAACATTTACCAGGAGATTTATCTAGATTTAATATTGTTCCGCGTAAATCTCTTATCTATACATTTCCAGAATGGTTGATTAATCATCCATTGTGCCATCATTTCATGCGTGGCTATTTTGATGGAGATGGATCATGGTTTGTGGGGCCTTCTAAGAAGACTGATCAGCTATTCTTTGCACTTAGAGGCACTTCGGAGTTCCTAACGGTATATCGCTCGATTCTTGAAGATAAATGTGGCTTGCCAGAACGAAGCAAGGACATTCGCATCAATAGCGGTATTGGTGTTCTTGAGTATGGCGGCAATGGTGTGGCGTCCAAGATACGAGATTTCCTGTATCGAGATGCCGTGACATTTATGCAAAGGAAATTTGATAAGGTAAAGGATGTGGTAGTGGTGGAAAGGCTGTCGGTGACACCAGAGTTTCTAATTCAAAAGATGCGTGAACTTGGCGATCAGAAGAAAATTGCTGCGGAATTGGGGTGTTCTAAGCCAAGTATTTCTCGCTATATTTCTCAATTTGGAATTCGGGAGCAAATAAAGGAAGCAAAACGCTTGTATTTACAGGCAGCTTGATTCTACTAAACTATCTGCATATTTACATGCATCCTATAATTGTTTTTGTCACAGCTCATTATGTTTGGATTGCCGTTATTGCGCTATACATTTGCAACTTATTATTGGGACACCGCAGCCAATTAGATAGTTGGGTTATTAAGCACCCAAAGATGGGAGGATTCCTCAAGATAGTTCGAGGTTTCCTTCCACTGGATCCTTGGCTTTGTATCCAGGGCTGTTCGTTACTACTCAAGGGTACTTTGCCGCAGAAACTGATGCCCATTGTTAATGCTTTGGATGTCCCTCAACCGCCACCTTCGCCGCCCAGCTGATATATGAACCCTCGGAGGTTCGTATGTCCGTTTTAGATAATCTTGTCGAAGTAGTTAAGTTTCGTATTGGGCTGGATGTTGATTCTGATGCTACCAACGTAAGGCTTGCACTGCAATTAGCGTTGAGTGCATTCAATATGGTGCCAGCAGTAACATATTTTTCGTTCGATGATGACGAAGAGAACATAGCCCAGATTTTAGATCTCTTGGTAACTTATGCCTCTTATGTATTGCTCACCAAGAAAGCTGCGGATCTTGCAAATAAGATCCCAGAGCCCGCAATAAATGATAATGGTATTAGTTACATTCCTGGCATTTCTAATATTCACGAGGTCATTACTCTGGCACGTGAATTATGGAATAACTGGGATTCTCAGGTAAGTAATCTGAAGGGGAGTGACAGTTTCTACGCAGATTTCGTTCGGGAATAATCCCTGCATATTTTAGCACTTTATTATGCCCAAAAAATATTCTTTTAATAAGAGCTTTTTCTTAAGTGATTCTGAACAGGTGTTTTATTGGGCAGGATTTATTGCCGCTGATGGTTGCTTGAGGAAAAGAGGAAATACATATGAGCTATCTGTTTGTCTTGCACAAAAAGACAAATATCACATTGAGAAATTTAAACATGATATTGGTGCTAATCATCCTATTATAGAGCGCATACAAAGAGATTGTAGGGCTGGGTTTAAAGATAGCGCTAAGGCTCAAATTTCTTTGTATTCAATGCGTTTTTTAGGTGATTTATATAGATTTAATATTACACCAAGAAAAACCAAAATATATACTTTCCCTGATTGGCTGGTTAATCATGAATTGTGTCATCATTTCATGAGAGGTTATTTTGATGGAGATGGGTGCTGGTCTTTTATGACATCTAGGAAAACCCCACAATTAAAATTTGCCGTTCTTGGTACGATACAGTTTTTGAAGACATATCAATCTATACTGTTGCAAAAATGCAATTTGTCATTGACAGCAATTTGTTCTGTTCCAGGAGCTAGCAAACTTTCGTATGGGGGCAACGGTAATTCTGTAAAAATTAGAGATTTTTTATATAAAAACGCAACGGTATTTTTACAGAGAAAATTTGATTTGGTTAGTAATATTAATATTGCTATAAATACACGAATAAAAATTACACCAGAACTTCTAATTAATAAGATGTTAGAGTTTGGAAGTCAAAATAAGATAGCAAAAGATATTGGATATTCTAAAACTCACATAAGTAGGAATGTGAAAAAATTTGATATTGTTAACCAAATGATGATTGCAAAAGCAAATTATGTGGTGGTTTATGGTTGATGAGATTACCACCAGGGGAATCCCTCACAAAAAACTTGCGCCAATTCTTGACAGAATCAAGAAGCGAGTTTTTGATAGCGATGTCGTAAAAGATATATGCAAAGAGTATGATATCGGTGAGGAAGAACTTCCTTTGGTTCCAATATGCTTTGCCAAGATCCCCGTATCCGCTAGAACAGATCATGGCGTCATATATGTAAATGTTGATTTGTTTATTGATGAAAATGGCAACTTGATTGATGGATCGATTGAGAATAATGATCATTACATCCCTCATGAGTTTACGCACTTTGGGCAACAAACTACCGGAAACAAAGCAACTCCAGGATCTACTGACGACAATTATCTAGACAACCCTACTGAGCAAGAGGGATTCCGTAACCAGACCAAGTACATTTCTGATACGCAGGGCGATGATGAAGCAGAGGAGTATGTAGAACAAGTGCTGGATCATCACACTCACGACAATGCTGATGATAAAAAAAGAGATAAGCGGCGTGAAAAATTGCTTGAATTAGCGAGCTTATTCAAGGTTGACATTAACATTGTAGGATAATCCAGCATGTAATTATGGCATGCAATCCTCCAGTATTTCTACGTACATTTGACGCATCCCTTCATGGCGTTCGTACCGTGGTCTGCGCTGGAGACGGCTATACCGTTGCGCTTCAATGGTACAAAGAATATATTCAGCCAAGGCCTGGTGGCAATACCGCTAATTGGGATCTGTTTTACAATATATATTGGTCTACAAATCATGCCAAGGTTTATGATGAAGGTGTAAAGTTAATAGTTAGGCCAAATACTAAAGATCAATTTTTGTCACTTGATATTTTTGGCGCATTCAATCCAGGAAGAACCTATTATTTTGCGGTAAAGGGAGCTGCATATGAATCTGGGACGCTTCAGTACGATCAGTTATTAGACGGCGATCCAGGATCAAAAATTGCTCCAGAGGCCGTATTGGTTCAGGATATGACGGCAACTGATAATGTCATGTACTTGGATGACGTTGCTGGCTTTCCGCCAACCGGAATCGTTAAGATTGGCGACGAATTGATATTGTACTCACATGTTGATGTTGGAACTCTAAAGCCAAAGGAACATTGTCATCATCCAGAATATTTGGTTTTTCCAAATCTATCTGGTTTGCAGCGAGGTTATTTATCGGATGACATTCTAACCACCATAGCAGTAATTTCTGATGGCTATACTATTGGAAATAATGTTGGTAATGGATATATTTCAAATCTTAGTGTAATAGATCCAAATTCGATACCTCAAACCTGGAAGATTTTCTGTTCACTTGATGGTTCTGAAAATGATGGCTACGCTAAATTTGCGGCTATTGGTTCTTTAACCGGATCTGCTTTGGATGGATATGGGGATCCTGTTATGTGGAATCCAGATGGGGTTATTGTTTCCAACGGAATCTTTAGTTTCGCAATCCAAAACGGTACAGTTCCATTCAAGCGAGGAGACTACTTCTTGGTCCAACTAGATGGATACGTGGTCAATGGGGGCCCAGGCGGGGCTCGTCCGCATACTGTTGATGGGTATGACGGGCATCATCGACATCATCCATTTGTACGTCTTTGGGAAGGTTGGCAGGACATCAATACGGCCATTGGCATGGTTACCATCAGGTTTGATGAGCAATATGCCAGGACCAATAAGGATGGTTTTAGGGAGCGTACAGACATCTTATCTGGGACGAGCAATCTCAATGTTGTGGACGTAGCAAACGCAGGGTTTCCGGCTTATGATCAAGCGGGCTGGGATCGTACATTTTTACCTGATTGGTTATCTGGAAAGTGCGTAGGATCATATTTTGGCGGAGAATATGGTTGTTCTGATGGCTCGGAGTGCGATGGGGCTGTGCGCGGGCTTAGTGTTCAAGAGCACATGGACATGAGAGAGGAGTATTTGCTTCAGGTTACTGGAGAGCGAGTGGTTTTGTTCAGGCGCATGTGGGCTGGAAAGCAATCGCGGCATACTAGCGCCACCCGCGAAAATACAACTTATCGTGGAACAGATACTTATGGAACCTCTTTGGTAACTGGATATGAACAATACTTCAATCCCCGTGAAAGCGATGGTAAGATTTTGGTTCGCTTTGGGCCAACCAAGGAAGATTTCAAACGAGAAGATGTTGGCATTGAGAATTCTTACATTGCCAATTGCTGGACATTGGTAACGCCAACAATTAAGGATGGTGATTTTATAATCAGATTCAATCAAGATGGAACTGAGGAGTGGCGTTACGAAATCATTGATGTAGATCGAAATAGAACTATGCTTTTTGAATCTGGTGCTCAAAAGTTCACCGCAATACGTGTACGCAAGACAGATCCTATTTGTCAAGTTCGTTCGATTCGTGATACTAGTACGCTTCCATCTGAGATTCTTACTTCCATTGGAATGGTGATGGGCCCAGGTGGATTGCCGGCACACATGCACAGAATTGTCCTGCCGTTAGATAAAATAAACCATGTACATCAAATCAATCAACTTACCAGTGTTGATCAGGGGCACAATCATCCGGTAATCTCGGGAGAGGTTTCTGTTGTTTTGGGCCATACCCACAAAATACTTCCATCTATTTGTTCAAATAAATAGAAGGGCAATATTGGGGCATTAGAGTATGGTAAGGAGCAGATACATCGGATCTAACCGAACGCGCCAAGCTGGGTACTCCGCTACGGCAAAGCAGGACTTTACAGCCCATGTGACTGGTGGGGATTGGATTCATCCAGCCAGCAATATCTCTGTGACTGATGGCTATGGAAATGTCCAGGCCGAGCTTGATGCCATTATGGCTTCCATTTCTGTTCTTTCAGAAATGGTTATCAATCCATTTGCATCTGTAACCGGCGCTATTGCAACATTCACCGACTCAACTGGCAAGGTGATTGGAGAGTCATTTTATCCAACCGCGCTAAGTTCCTATGGTGATTTGATTTTTCCTGATTTTGGTAGTGGGTATATTTACCATAATATAATCAGTCCGGCACATTCTTCAAGCGCCACTAAAGGGCAAGGTCTTTTAGTTAGTGGACAGGACAATCTCGGTGGCCCTGGCGGAGACTTATATCTATCCAGTGGGTACAATTGGTTTTCTGGAAAGTATGATGGAGCCATTGGTTTGGTTACTCCAATTTTAGTTTTTGATGCAAGCGTAGATTCGCCAACGATAACTCAAAACCCAGCTGCCGCCGTTAGTGATTTCTTTATTATTCCTCAAGCCAATACAAGCTCTGGAGCGCCAAGCAATTTATGGCTTCAATCTGGAGCAAATGGCATTGGACAGGCAGGCAACATCAACCTATACACATCCCCAGGAATTGTAAATGTAATGTCTTCGGGTTTGTATTTTGATAAAGATTATTCAGCGTCAATTGTGCAACATGAGAATGATGTTCCTGTTGCTACTGATATGTACATCATAGCCCAAAACATTACGTCTGGAGGTGCGAACTTAGCTGGAACACCTGGTAATTTGTATTTGCTTCCGGGGTATAATCCAAATAACAATACGGCTGGAAATATTTATCTTTATAGTTCTCCTGGTGGAATATCTTTCGCCGGAGAAATAATTTCAAACATAGTATTTGAGCCTAGTGTTGTATCTCCGACAATAACGCAAGATACTATCGTTACACCGGCGGCTCCTGGTCAAACATTAGTCGTTCAATCGCAACATAGTGATTCTGGAACTGGTGGCGATTTGAGTTTGGCTGCTGGTGTTTGTGTCGATGCTACTCATAATGATGGTTATGTAAATATAGCTTCACGCTTTTCAAACATTAATTTCTTTGGAGGGGCACTCCTTATAACAGAAAGTTCAAATGTTCCGGTAGTGGCTCCGTCACCATCTGGTGTTTATTTATATGTAAGCGGTGGTGAGCTTTATGCAAAGGGCGCAGATTTGGTTCCACATGCATTGGGTGTTAGAACCTTAGTCTTTTCACCAACCCTTGCAACTCAAACCAATACAATTAACTACGCCGTAACAAATACCCTATCAGAAATAACAGATGGTGGTAGTCAAAACGTGGCTCATGGTTGGGTTGGGCTGGTAGAGGCTGGTGATGTTATCAGAGGAAATGTATATTTCAAAATCGATGTAACATCAGGGTCTATGTTCTTAGATGTTAGAATTTATGAGGACGCAGTTAATGTTGCACACTTTACTATTCAAGTATTATCAACGACCCTTTCCTTTGTAACTTTACCAATTTACTGGCAAGCTCTATCATCTCCCGGCACGTTTAGCGTTCAGGTTTGGGCATCTACCACTGGGAGTGCTATTATTACTCAAATGTATAGCGGTAATAAGAATTGGGGAGATTTTGAGTTCATTAGAACATAATTGAGAAGCTATGATAAATTATCCTGCAGCTATAGATAATGATAGAACGATCATTCGAATTGATGACAATCTCTCTGAGCTTGGTACTCAGGCTATTAATCAACTACGAGACGCCGTCTTTGCAATAGAGAAAACTCTTGGTATCAACCCACAAGGCTCGATGTCTAGCGTAGACGATCGCATTTCAGTTCTGATTGGGCCAGATGGCAGTCCTAATGCAGCGGCCCTGGCAGCTGTTGGTTTGGTAACCCTTCCCATTAGCGATAATCAGGTTGGCACGAACGCAGGCATCAAAGAAACGAAGCTTGCTTTAAGTTACTCCACCGCGAGTTTGAATACGGCTATTACGGCTGCTCAATCTCAACTTACATTGGTTCAGAACGATCTGGCGGACGAGGATACCAACTTACTAACTCACATTTCTGGTGGTGCACTTCTTGTGGATCATCTTACTTTAGCAAGACATGTTGCTAGTCATATCGACCTGAATGCTGTTCCAGTTGATTCGCGAGACACTTATTCATGGACTGGTTTGTTAGATATCAACGGACATCTTCGCTCAGCTACACAAGTGGCCGAAGCACTACTTGAGATAAACAACGAATTAGTTGGCCATGAAAACGCCACGATAGCATTGGTACATCCGGCATCGGCTATTTCGGTTGACGCTTCTGGATTTACACAAATCCCAAGAACAACAACTAATGTGCAGGCAGCCATAACCTATATTGATAATATAGAAGATTTATCGGCCGGTGTAGATCGTGCTACGCTAAATGCAAATGGTGTCCCAAGAACCGCTCGTATTCAAGATCTTGCAAATGATGGATATACGGTAAACGTTGTTCCATTAACGCCGGTTCAAGTCAATTTGTCCGAACCTAGCCAATTAGCTCCTAATGATAGTATAAACAATGGCGATGATGTAATCAATTTTACTCCAGATAACACGAATTTTGTGTTTGATTCTCAATTCACAAATGTAGAGCCAGGAGATATTCTGCGTGTCAATTATGGAAATGGTATTGCGGCAGAATATGAAATTGTAGCGGTTAGGTTTACGTCAGGTGTTGAGTGGGCTGTAAGGATTAATTCCAACAATCTATTCGATGTTAGTGATGGATATCAGGCATACGCTAGAATTGATCGTCCAAATTTTGATAGAGACACTTGGGGTGTATATGCTGCGGCTGGTGTTGTTCCTGGCATTACCCAAAGTTCAATAAATAGCATTATCCTCGGCAGTCCGCGTGGAGCTGTTGCTGTTGGTATTGGATTTGATCCAAACAAGATCGACGCTAATCATTACAACCTATATCTTAGACTTTATCCATCTGGGAATTCTGGTGTGTTCTTTGATCTTCCAGCAATTGATGTAAGTGGGAATCATGGAGCAACACCGGGATATTACAATCTAGATATCATTGTTGAAGCAACTAACAAAAAATTTAGGGCTATTGGATACAACTACAGACTCATTGCGTTCAATCAACAAGGTGAGTTTGGTTTGATGTTGGCAGATGACTATAACGGCGTTTCATTTTCTATCATTTCTGGTCAGATAAATACATCTACTGGAAATTTGGAGCAGGGCAGCTACATTTTGAATGTTGTCGGAGATGCTACAGATCAATATGACGCACTTGGTTTAGGTTCCTATCGTTCAGGTTTTGCAACTCCGGTTATGAGCCGCGCTGGAATTGCCGTACCTTATCCAAGTTCAATTGTTGCAGCCAATTACTCCACGCTAATTATTTCTCCAGTGGGCAATCGCAATGCCGTAGTAAATGGTGACCGAAGAGATGCTTTGGCTAAACCAAGGTTTACCGAGGGTAATGGCTATTGGCCAGCTGCAATTACAAATATTACAAATGATGTTCCAGATAACACTCAAAAAGTAACCTATTCAATTTCATTGGATTTGGCTACTGAAAATATAGCTCCTGGCAAAACTATTGTTGTGCAACCAACAGATCCAACCAGTACTGATATTCAAAATTATGGTAGATTCATTATTGATTCTGTATCCTTCTCATGTACAGGATCTGGGCAAACCAACATAACGGTTTTTAATAGTATTCATGCTACCGCAAGTCCAACTCCGCTATCATTGGGAACACAAGTTAATATCTATTTATCTGATGATTCGGTTATGTTCAATTTAGGGAACATGCTTGGAGCGGACGGATCAGATGATCCTTCTGACTATCACCATTATCACGAAGTATTTGTCAATGATATTGGAAAGTCAGTAGCCGTTGAGCGTGCTCGAATGCCCCAATCTAATACTGGCAGCATTTCATCTTTGGTTGGTGTTGGAAATATTGGTTTGCTTTCTGGGTGGAGAATCAGAAGGGTTTCTCCGAAGCTAAAGGGCTATCGAAGCATTAATCCAGCGGTACCGGCGGGTGCCACTGATTTCCGTCATTATATCTGGCTGAAAATTCAAAACTATAACGCCACAACTGGAGAGTTTGATATTTTCATGTACAACATGGACTTCTCTTCTTCCGGTCAAATTGCTCGCGGTAAGAAGAACCATCCTGTTAGAGTATATGATGAAACTTTCGTCAATTTTATAGATATTGAATTCAGGGAAGAATCATCCGCCCCTGGAACGACAATTCCTACTGGCTATGTAGCAATTGAGCTGTTTCCTTCTTTATCAGAAAACGATGAATACTTTGCCGTTGCCGGCGTAAGCCACAATGGAAAGAATTTCGGATCTATAACTGATCTGAGGGAATTTGGTACGTTATCAGAAGATAACTTTACAGATTCGGCAATTAAGTTTATTCAAGCCGGCGAGCGCTATCTTCATGCAAACGGTATTGTTAGAGGGTTTGCTTCGCAGGGTTTTGGAATAAATAATTACCAATTGAAATTTACCGGAGGTTTGGCTCTGGTCAATGGCGCATTTGTACCAATGGATGCCATGAGCGTAAATATTCCGGTGCTTGCGGCGGCTACAAGTACTGTTGAGCACTTCATTTGCGTTACAGAAACTGGACAACTTAGAGCTGTTCTAAAGAATACCGGAGCGCAATTCTTCGACGCAACCCATCTAAACTTTGTAGAGTCGCTGACATTCCAGGAAATTGTAGACAGCAGAAAAGATCTTGTAATTATTGCAAAGGCCATAGTTACAATTAGTAGTGCGTCTGTGGTCGTAACCGATGCTAGAAGGTTTGTTGTAAACCAAGATCTCGGATCATATACTTATGATATTTCTGGCAGCAGCAATGTCAATTTTGAGAGTACGGAGTCTTGGAATAATTGGATAAGTGAATATGCTGGCTTTATTAGTCCTGATTTTACAACCGGCTTTTACAATCTTTTCTGCAACGGAACCGCCCAAGTCAATGGCTTCTTCCATGCGATTAACGATGCCACGATCGATGGCGGGACCAGTGGCACGCACAAGAATCTATACATTGGACAATTTGTTGACACTGAGATTGCCGGCGCTTGTCAGTTCTCTGGCGGATCGTTCGCAGTAGACGGACCGGCAACATTCAATAGTGCAGCTGTATTATTCAATGGCGGAAACTCGGGAACTCACGGGACGGTAACGCTTGGGTCTCATACAGACATGCTTATCAATGGGTTTTTTGCCTCTCAGGTAAATACAGTCATAGGTGCTAGCGGTATTTCGCCAGGCAGTATGACTGTTTGGGCGACCGGAACGTTCAACGGCACGCAGACTTTCGACGGAGTCACAATAAATAATGCAAGTGAGACGCATAAAGGAACTGTAACTATCACTGGTTCAGGACAATTTATCAATGCATCTCCTACGATTCAAGCTGGCGTATTCGCGCAAACTCATATGCATTTCACGGCGAGTGGGTCGATACCACCTACGGTTCGATATGTAACTGCCGATATTACATCTGGCTTTGTTAAGCTAGACGATACCGGAATGATTGCCGGTGTGGTAATTTCTATAATAAATCAACACAACACAACACTTGAAATAAAGAATCCAGACGAGAGTCGGAATTGCTTGATTGATGCAGATCCCGGAGCTGGAGCGACTCGCCCTTGGGTTGATATGATGTGGGACGGAAGTGAGTTTATTGCTCTTCGATGGGCAGGGACGCTTAACTAAGGCACTCCGCATATTCCGTTGACTGGGCTGGAAAGCTCACTTCCGGAAGGCAACACATACCCGGCACAATGGACGCACACTCCCTGGTAGCATCCAACTCCCGTCTGAGTTTGGTCACAAGCGCCAGTTGACAGACACGCGCACCCCATTTTACCTATTGTGCAAGTTGTAGCTCCGCCAGTTGCGGCATTGCCACCGGTTCCGGCATTAGCTGAGCCGCCGGTTACCTGAGCTTGAGCAGACGATCCTCCGGTTCCATTTGGTTGGCCGGCCACACTAATTGTCTGTGATGTGCTTCCGCCTGTCTCCGGCAGAGGCTCAACATTTGTAGTTGTGCTGGAGCTGCAACCAACGGTTATTATTGCCAAAAGAACCGATGAAATGAATTGTCTGGTCATCTAAAAAAATCTCCTTTGCGTACTCAAGAAACAATAACCCAACCAAATCTTTTAGTCAATAGAAAAGAGATGAAGACTTGATCTTAAAGTCTTTGCACTAGAAGTCTTGTTTAGGCTCATGGGCCAAATTTGTTACCAAGAGATATAATTAACCACCTATATTTCTTATGGCGGCCAATGCGTTGATATAGAAAGTCCTCAATATACTTAGCATAACTTTGTATATTGGTATGACAACTCCGGGAACCGGTTCGTTCATTAGATCCGATCTTTACTCGATTCATCATGTCGTTAGTAATGCTCTCATGGCATATCCGAAGGAACTCATTATCGAGATGCTTCGGGAAGAATTCGCGAAGGATTCATGGTTTCACTACGCTTGCGATCAGTGGGGATACCCTAAGATTCCTGACCACACAGATCTGCCATTAGAGGCGGGGCTCAATGGTGACGAACAAACGACGCGCATCTTCATCGGCGAGGCGTTCAGATTTGACGCCATATTTTATCCTGCTCTTCTGGTAAAAATGGTTTCGGCCAGATCCGTTCCAATTTCTTTAAATAGAAACAAGGACGTGATTGAGTATGAAAAGCAATTAGTGATTGATGGATACGGCAACACTAAAGAATTTTTCACACCAAAATATATCGATCTTGCTGGTGCCTGGGATGGGACGATATCAATCGATATCATAAGCAGAGACATATTGGATAGGGATAATTTGGTAAGTATAGTGATGCTGCTTTTCACCGATATTAGATTTGAGAGTTTGAGAAAAGCCGGAGTATTGGTGAAATCCGGACAACCCACCCTTGGTGGCATTTCTGAAAGCGAAGACCGGCAGCAGGACAAGATCTATAAAGCAACGATTAGCGTGGACATTCGAACAGAATGGAGGCGCTTAATTCCAATAGAAAACATAATAGAGCGTATCAATTTTTGTGTAGATTTCAGGGCATGGGGATCGGAAACCATCACAAGCCCAAATATAGCAATAAATGAGTCCATATCAATTTTGGACCAAATTGAAGCTTTGTAACGCATATCTAAGCATAATTTTAATACAAAGCTGAGAAGGTAATATCTTCACATCTTAACGAGCAACGCATAGCTTTGAGAGGATTCTAAATGAGCGCAGATATTTCGGGTGCGACAAGTGTAGTTCCAGGAACTTACTCAGAAACCAGAACGATTCAGACCGGTGTTAGTGTACCAGTTGGTAGTCGTATACCAGTTATTATTGGTGAAGGTTTAACAGAGGAAGTTCTTGTTGGATCGGCAAATGGTAAAGGTAACGATGGATTTGATCCTACCTATACCACAACGAGAGGCTCTGATGGACGTCACTTCCTTTTTGGAAAGGGACAGACCGCCGTAGCTCCAGTTGTTCAAAACAGATCTCAACTTCTCAAGAATGGTATCACACTAAAAGTTCTTGAGCATACCATTGATAGTGATACTGTACCAAACGGATATGATGCCGAGGTAGACTCTTCAACTGGAGAGATTCTATTACAGGGCGCTTCGTTAGCAGATCAGGGTGGCGCGTTCTATTTGGCAGCCGGAAGCAATACCGGAAATGGAACGATTTCTGGCCTGACACTTGTTGACGTGAATGCCCCACCAGAAACCTGGACGATTCGTTGCTCAAGTGTTCGTCGAACTTCAGGAAATGTAGTTGTAGATGGTTATGCCAAGTTTATTGCTCGTGGCTCGGTAAGTGGAATCTTACTAGATGGTTATGGAAACCAAGTCACCTGGCAGTCAAATGGAACGGTTGTTTCGAATGGAGTTTTGAGTTTTGCGATTTCCGAAGGGGCTACCGCATTCATTGAAGGAGACAACTTTGTTGTTGAAGTTCAAAGTGGGACTTTGGTCCGTGGAGACACCCTTACTGCTCGTTATATTTCTTGGGCATCGCTCAATGACCCAGAGTTCTTCTCTGATCTAAATGCAGTAATCGCAAAGCATGGCCAACCATCGCTTACAAATAGGGTGTCGTTGGGTGCTCAATTAGCATGGGCAAACGGAACTCCTGGTATCTATACAATTCAAGCAAAGCCATCTGTTCCAAGACGCCTATCATATAGTCTTGTTGAATCCGCTGATGGGTTTAATGATAGCGATGACGTTACGTTCGTTCTTCCCCTGAACGTTACTCCAGATGTCGATGATGATATTCATTTCTTTGTAACTGATCCGGTTACCAAGGTAGAGAAACAAATTATCCCCAATAAGGAGCCTTTCTATACAGCTGACCCGGCCACATTTTTAGACAGCTATGCGTACTCTTACACGGTTGTTGAAGAGTCTTCTGTGCAGAAAGCTGGGGCTGATGGTGTTCTGGTAAGCGATGGTTATTTGGTAGATGGTTATTATGCCGATCTATCAAGTGCCACGGTTGCTTTTGGTCTTGCCGATCTTGCGGGCACTCGTTTATTGGTAATATTTGATTCTCTTAACGGAAATGATGGAACTTATATTATTAAGAATATTACACAAGATAAGCTACATCTAAAGAGTGCCTCTTCTTTCACAAATGAGACGAGCATTCAGTTTATGGTTGTAGATTCATCTTCTACAAGTGCTCGAATTCTTTGGACAAGAGATATGGCTCTTACTCTTGGCCAATCATTACGCTGTACTTTGATAGATGCCAAGGACGCTGACTTTTATGATGCAGGATGGTTAGAGGCTTATACGGCTGCAGAAATAATTGATATTGATATGGTTGTTCCTCTGCCAAGCCAGACGATCAGTGCCATTTTCCAAAACGGAAAGGTTCATGTTGAGACGCAGAGTAATATCCGCAATAAGCATGAAAGGATTTTGTTGATAGGAGCCATTCGGGGACTCACTCCAGATAACGTAATTGGAAACAAGCCTGCTGCGGTTGAAGATATTGGTATTCTGGAAGGAATCCAAGGAGCATCAGTTGCAGATATTTTGGCAGGAAATATCGAAGATTTGGCCAATTACAGTGTGCCGCTTGCGTTTGGAGATTCGTATAGAGTTGTGTACTTCTATCCTGATCAGATTGTTGTTCAGGCCGGGGCTAATAACATCTTTGTTGATGGCTTCTTTATTGCGGCGGCTGCGGCTGGTTACTTGTCTGGTAATACGCAGATTCAAGAGCCTCTTACAAATAAGAGACTGGTTGGATTTAGCATTCTACGTAACAAGCTATTCTCTCCATTGGTTGTAGAGAACATTGTAAACTCAGGAATTACTCTACTTACACCTGTTCAGGGTGGAGGTAACGTAATTTGGGGTAAGACAACAGTTGGGTCTCTTGAGCCTACCGAAGAGGAAATTAGCATTGTATTCATTCGTGATGATATTTCATTCTCCATGCGTAGGGCTTTTGCCCCATACGTTGGTAGGGCGGAAACTCCAACAACGAAAGCAACCTTATTTGCGGTTGCACAATCATTGATGCAGACATTTATTCAGCAGAAGTTGATTACTACTTATGGTGGTTTGACAGTGAATAGGGATGCGGTTGAGCCAAGGCAGTGGAACGTTACTGTTGCCGTACAACCCGTCTATCCCGTATCATGGATTTTTATATTAATTGGTATTGGAAATCTTGGCGGATAAGCTTGATATATAGCATAATATGAAGTTTTCTCAAGAAGAACTAGATGCAGTAAGCAGATTATTTGACGGAAAACGAGGTGTTCGAAGTATTGCCAAAGAGCTTGGAATGACTCGCCATCGTATTTTGTGTATTTATAAGGAATTGGGTCTAGACAATTCAAATATAAAAGTGCCAACAACAGAGGCTCCAACTCATAAGCCTTGCAAAACTTGTACACAAGACAAACCAATTGATAGTTTTAGATATAAGAAGCAACATAATGGCAAGTATTATTACGAACCATATTGCAAAGATTGTGAAGCCAAAAGAAGTATTGTCCAAGGAAAGAAGCGCTATCAAGAGAAAGGTAAAAAAGAGTTTGATAATTTTTATTCTGATCCTGTCAAAAAACAAGAGTATCTTCTTAAAAATAAGAAATATCGACAAACCAATAAAGATAAACATAGAGAAACTAGAAAAGAGCAAGATCGCAAAAATTTAAGAGAGTGGGAAGCTAAGAAGAGATTGGAAGATCCATTTTTCAAGCTTCGGAGTATTGTTTCTTGTTCGGTTGCTAGGGCTATTAAGAAACTTGGAAAGTCTAAGGGTGGGTCAGTATTGAAGCATTTACCATATACAATTAAAGAATTGAAGGCGCACCTAGAGAAACAATTCGAACCATGGATGAATTGGAACAATAATGGTAAATATGAGTTGAAAACATGGAATAATAACGACCAAGTTACTTGGAAATGGCAAATTGATCATATAATTCCGCACTCTGATTTACCATATGATTCAATGGATCATCCAAATTTTCTAAAATGTTGGTCACTGAATAATCTTCGGCCTTTATCTGCCAAGCAAAATTTGGAAGAGGGTACCAGAAGAATTAGGCATAAAACAACATTATCTATAGCAGTATAACTTTTAGTAGGTGAATTATGTCGTACCCTCATACCGGATCGATCCTGACTGATGCAGGAAGAAATGTAACCCGCACTGGTGTTTCAACTGAAATTATTATCCAAGTGGATGGGAACCCCATAGGGGCAATCCAAACTATATCCTACAAGGAAGATCGAGCCATTCATATGATTGATGAAGTTGGGACAGACGGTCATATTGATTCTGTTCCTCAGAAGGCAACTGATATTTCTGGAGACTGCACTCGTGTTAGATTCGACAATTTGAGAATGGCCTCCGCATTTTCGCGTGGTTATATTCATGCAGCCTCTCAGCGCATTCCTTTTGACATTGTCATTCTGGATATTTTTGCCGCAGACGAAGATGATGCTGGCAGTTTCGAAGCCTCTGATAATGTAATCACCACTGTTATCAAGAACGTTTGGATTCGCAACTTAGGTGTTACCTATACGGCCAATGATTTCGTTATCTCTGAAACTATGAGTTGGGTAGCTGAACATATTTACTCATATCTTGGTCAAGGTCAGAACGTTGTTCCCGCTTCAAACGCTCGTCAAATTCCCATCATTGATAATGATACATTTGAAAGGCAGACAGATCTTGGCAAGCGCCGTGGGGCTCTTGACGCTGCTGGTTTGATTAATGTGGTTGATAACATCCTCCCATAATTGCTGATATATAGTGCTGTTAAGGAGTAATTTATGAGCAGTATTCGCAGCACAATTGGAGAGAGTAAATTTGCAGGAGCTGGGCAGAGGCGGATGGTAATTCCAAATGCCAACGGTAATGAAGATGCTCAGTCATCACAACCGCAGATTACGCCAGAGCTAGCCACTTCTTTACGCATGCAGGCGCAGGAACGTCAAGAACAGGTTGAGTTGCGCGGTCTTGCTGATGCTAGACGTCGCATTGATATCATCACTGGACTTGGCAGAAGAACAAAAGAAGTTCCATTAGAAACTAATGATGGTACAGTTATCTTCACGCTAAGAACGCTCAAGACATTTGAGCAGAATTGTTTGGCGCAGGTTGTTGAACAGTCAGAGCGGCTAACAACAACAGAGGGAAGATTGATATTCGCGCCTACCAGTCTTGCGAAAATCAGGGTTGAGGCGTTATCACACTCTCTATTTTTGATTGATGGTCAGTCCATAGATATTATTCTTGGGACGGCCAATGTAGCATATGAAGATCAGGTATTAGCTCGTAAGGATTTGATTAGTGAGATGGATCATGCCCTCATCAATCATTTATTCAACAACTATGAAACGTTAGCCCAAGAAACCTATGACGGTTATATTCCAAAGACCGCCGAAGAGGCCAAGGAGGTGGTGGAAACCATCTCCAAAAGTGGTACGGACGCCTGAGCACCAATTTATAAGACATCTCATGAAAACGTTTGGTAAGCCACCAGACGATCCACTGTATGAGAATATTAACGCATACTTAAAGGTATGGTTGTATGAAAGTTGGCTTCATGATCAGGAGTTAGAGGCTCAGAAGCTAAGAAACCAGGCTATTCTTATTGGATCTTTCTCCAATCTCGAAATGGCTCAAGGAATGATCCGGCAGGAGAATCCAAATGTGCAAGCCACAGATTTGGATGAGACCAGCAAGAAAGTTCGTGAGCAAATTCTTGAGGCCAATAAAGTTGGTAAGAAAAAACGCAAGAAGCGCAAGGTGGTTAGCTAATGGATGAAACAATTAATCTTGATAATGCCATAAGGTTTGCGGAAAGTCTTGGCGGAAAAGCTAAAGAAGAGGCTATCAAGTGGTTTCAGACCATGAAAGATGGTGGCAAAGAAATTGTAAGTTTTGCCACCATCCATAATAAGATGGGGGATGAGGTTACTAAGGCCCTACAGGCAGCTGCTCAAGCCGCACATGAATTGTTTAACCAATTTTTATCTCTCAGTTCTATTGGTATTGCTGTAAAAGAAGAAACAGGCAAAGCCGTAGCGGGTATTGCGGAAATATTTAAGCAGTCGGATATTGGTATTTCAAATGCTGTGATGGGTACTTTTGATCTACTGGGAGTGATTGATAAAAGCATTACTGGAATGGGCAAGTTGGGAGAGTCTGGTCTGGAAGCCAGCTCAAAAATGACAACTGCCTTCAAGAGTGTTTCTCCAATATTGAACAGTATGTTTGGTAATAATTCCGGGATAATGAATTTTACAAATGCTGTTATCGAAGGAAGAGATCGTGTAATTAGTTTGGAAAGAGAGTTGATTAATATGGCTCTGTCCCAGGGGCGAGTCGCTGATGTTAGTGATGATTCAGCTAATAGCTTTAAAGGTATGAATGAATCATATACGGATTACGTAAATATGTCCGTTAAAGCGGCTACGGAAACTGGGCAGACGGTTGCCTCTATGATGGATCTGAATAAAGCGCTTTCTGCAATTCCAGGATCGTTGAGTAGTGCAGAGGAAACTGTAAAGACTTCTAGATTGGCAGCCGCTGCCGGAATGCAGCAATTGGATGTAGCAAAACAATTAGCGGATATGTATACGCGCCTTGGTACTAGCGAGAAAGATGCCCTCGAAAATATGGCTTATATGCACGACAAGGCTGGTGATTCCAAGCTTCGATTTGAGGCTTTCAATCAGACAGTGTTGAGCATAGCTGGTAGTTTCAAGATGTTAGGCGACAATACTAGTGCAACTACCAATTTTGTGAATGCTTTTGATAAGGCCTTCCAAGATAGCAAGATTAGTCCAGAGGCTATGAAGGAAGTAATTACGGACATTGGTACTGGCATTGAAAAAATGGATGTGGCCAAGCAAGCATTTATATCGGGAGCTTCGGGCGGGCCTGGTGGTTTAGCTGGAGCTGCCCAAATTCAAGAGCTTATGGCAACTGGTCATATGGATGAAGTAATTAAAAAGACAATGACCGCAATGCAAGCTCAATTTGGAGGGCCAATTGTTACTAGGAAAGATGCTGCTAATGACCCAGCTCTTGCTGGTGAATGGTTTAAGCAAACACAGTATTTAACCCAAACAGCTGGTATTGCAAAAGATGAGAAAGAGGCTAATCGAATTTTAGAGGCCATGAAGAGTGGCGTAATGGATATGTTTAAGCCAGGTGCCGCCGAGGAAGAAAAGGGATCGGCTCTGGATAGGCAACTTGGAAGAGGGGCAAGTCTTCAAAAAGAAACCCAAACTACATTGATGAGTATTCATCAAACGTTGGAAGCTAGCCGTCTGAGACAAGATCAGTTTTATAGCAAGGAGTTTGGGGATGTAGACAAACAATTGCATATAATGGCCGAGTCTATGGGTTTGGTTCGCGATAATAGAAAAGGCAGTGGCGCGGAACACGCGGGGGTTCTGGCCCTTGCTAGGGGCAATGAAGATGCTGCATATCAAAAGCCAGACTGGAATGAGATGACGGGTAATTCTTTCAGTTTGGGAGGTGTTGGCGAAAAGGCCAAACATGAGTTTGACTCTTTCTTGACTAAAATGTCTGGTGGCAAACCAGCTGCCGCTGGCAAAGCGCCTGCAGATACCACCATGATTCGACATCATCAGCCAGTGACTACTGCTGGAATTTCGCCGGACGCCACCATGATGCGACAGCAGCCACCACCAGGAACAACCGCTGGACTTCCACATATAGCCCCAAGTCATAGGTCTGGTTTGGGATTGCCAGAACTTCCAGATGTTCACAAGATGACATTACCAACACTACCAACATTAGGGGAGAATGAAACAGCCGCCCAATCAATTGAACATAAGTTTAAGGACATGAATCTCAATCTAACTATTGATTTGGGCGATCATAAGATAATCAATGAAATGATTAGAGCCGAAATACAGAAAGAAGATCAATTAAAAACTCAACAACAGGCAACCGGAATTAGATAATGTCTATATTAGATTCGATTACAGATCGGGCTTCCCAATCATTTCATACTGCGCAGGGTGCAGTGGCTGGAAATTCTGCCGATCCGCCGGGATTCACTAATCTGGCCTCACCCCCATCTCCGAGTGGAAGCCAAGTTCGTCAAGCTCAAATTCCAAACTATCGCTTAGCGACCGCTACCAGAAATATGGTTCGCTGGTTTTTGCCAGAGCTTGGTATCGTTGAGATGTATATCAATCCACAGGGTATCAAATATACAGAAACCAAACACATCGGAGCGCCTATCAGGACTCGTGGTGGATACATGGTTCAGTATTGGGGCGAAGAACTTGGTAAAATTTCGATCAGTGGTACAACGGGATCTTCTGGTGTCGAAGGAATCAATGTTATCTATGATATTTATCGCAATGAACAAGTTGCATTTGACCCAATAGCTTTAGCGGCCGAAGCTGCGAAAGATCTGGCGTCTTTGAGCAATGGTGTGTTTAGCGGTATTAAGGGAGCAGGTACATTGCTTGGTGGAATTGGAAAAGCCGTTGGGGTTGGGGTCAACTCGCTATTCGATCAGGTAAATAATGTAATCAAGACAGGCAATGTAGATCCATTACAACCACGCCCAACATTGGCGTCTATTGCATTCCAAACAGAAATGTATTGGTCAGGCTGGGTATTTCGTGGCTATTTCACTTCGATGACAGTAAACGAGGCGGCTGATAAGCTTGGACAATTTGATTATGGTTTGGAATTTACAGTAACGCAGAAGCGCGGTCTTCGTTTGAATTTCATGCCTTGGCATCGCAGCGCTGTTAATGGGCCATCGAATTCAGATCCATCGTTTGGTACCCCTTATTCTTTTTCAACTCTGATGGACCAAACCCCAAAGAGAAGTGTTAGTCCTGCTCAGCAAGCAGTTTTTACAACCGCAGTACGCTCTTTGGATAGTGCCTTACAGAGTTCTAGACCACTGTGATATATAGGGAATTTGATGAGTTTTTTACAATCGCTCGGCGGTATTATTAATGATCAATTTGGAATTGGCGAAAATACCTCTCACTCACTGGATACAGTATCTGGTGGTGCGTACGGCCGTCTAGGTGATTACGCTAAAAAATTCGATCAATCTGCTGAACGCACATATATCGAAGATGGGTTTATCAGAGATATAAGGCCACGTAGAAGATCTATTCTATTTCAACAGCCAGATTTCTATGTTGTAGTTAAGAAGAGAATGTTTTCAACTCTGATAGATAATTCAAAATTGGATGTTCTTGAAGAGAAAGAGAGAATACTTATAGCCGCAACAAAAAGGCTATTCCAAAATAAATGTCGTATTTTGGCGGCATATGAGAAACTAACCAAAATTGAACAGCTTACATTTGATTCTGGAAGATTCAATACCTTTTTAGGGCCTGCATTATTAGATTTGATAGATACTAGTAATGATCTATTTACGGCTTTAGGATCGAATGGACTTAGTCCATCCACAAAGTCAGCTATTGATACTCTGCGAAAGGTGATTTCATATTCAGAGCCGGGAGCGTTTAGTAATTGGACAACCAATGATTATGACGCTGTTTTTGGAAAGGATATTGGAGAGGGGCCAGGAACGTTTGAATTAACAAACATTACCTCCATCAAGACTACTGTTTCTACCGAATGGGGCAACGGGCAAGCAAGTATTACGCTTGAAAACCCATATGACCTATTGACTATTAAGGAAGCTGACATTGATCAGGCAATTACTGATGTTACCAATCCAATGAGGACTGGTAGTTACTATATGTTTGTCGAAAATGAGCTTCAGAAGACGATTGATAAATTCAAGGCCGATCTTGCTGTAGAAAGACAACTTCGTGGAGCCAGTCAGATTAGTTTCAAGACAAGTCCAGGCACAGTGTTGTCAAAGCCAGTGAGGGCGATTTTAGATGATGAAGGGGTTGAGGTTTTGTTTACATACTCAACCGGGATAAACAATTTTCTATCCTCTATTGGTAACGCAAAAAATATCAGCAAAGTATTTTCATCGGTGGCCAATGTATTTTCAACGGGAAGTGTTACCATTGAGCCACAATTTTTGGCAGGGAATCCAAGTGGAAACATCGGCCAAAACAATCAATTAACCGCGTCTGAGCGCAAGAAGTTTGAGCAAATCATTTCAGACACTTTCACACAGCTGTCTCAACATGAAACTTCGCAGCGCGATATGAAGACTCGGAATCTTAAAACAAACTATGCGCGCAATCGAATGCGTTTGTTCTTCAATGGTAAACACATTGTCCAGCCAATGGATACGATTTCGATTTGGATGACAAGCAGGACTGATGAAGATGCCAGGATGCCTGGAGGGTTTAAGAAGCAGCAAAACGAATTGGGTATTGGTATAACTCAAAAATTCGATACCATTATCAAGAACATAAATAGTTCTATAAATTCAATGTTAGCTCCCACTGGAACTTCCTATGATGATCTTGAACGACTCAGTGTAGTTGGGCCAGATATGCCAAAATGGCTGTGGCGCATGTTCAGGCAAGATATTACCAATCAGCCTACTGGGCCTTGTATTTTCTCTGGGCTTGTTGGGAAAGGTGGCCAGGGAGTTACCGGAAGCTGGAATGATGGTAAGTTTGCTATCAGTTTTACCTGCGAAGATAATACAGGATATTTTGACAAGAGTATGGTTAATTTCAAACCATCCTCAGATGTATTTAATGCATCTATTTATGATCCTCTAACTCCATTTGATGTTAGCCTTGACGCAGCCACTGGCGCGGCAATTACAGATCCTGCTAACGGAAACGTGCCTCCACTATTGAAGGAGAACAGGGACTTGCTTCAGAGCGGAATGCTGATTTTTAGAAGTGGCCCAAATAAAGGAACCCAGGCTACAGAAAACCTATATACACATGCCCCCAAGGAGGTTTCTTTTGACACATGGCGAAGTGTATTACACGACCCAGAAGGCCTGGTATACCGCTGGAAGCAGGGAATCCAGTCGTTGACATTTACTCAACGTCCAAATCGTTTATCAAACACCGAGCATGAAAGGGCTGTATTATTGACGGCCAAACCATTTGCTGGTCAAGATGTAATGAATGTTATATCTCTTTTGATAACTGGAGTTCCATACAATTACGATACCTTCTTGAAAGCGGCTATTGAAAATGGAAACTCATTAGGCGGTCGCGATGGTTTAGCCAATCTTCCGTCGGCATCTACATACATTCAAGGTCTACTTGCCGAGATTGAGAGAAACAATCTTATTTGGGGAAATTTTATACCTCACAAGCAGTTAGTTGTCAATGAGGCGGCTGAGCAATTTATAGCTCAACAACGTTTGGATATTGTAACCAAAAACTCAAATCTAACTCAGCAATTGAATGAGCTGGCACGCACACAAGACCAATTACTTTTGTATCAACAGAATGATATGTTCCAAGGAGCAAAAGTCCCGGCCTCTGTAGATAGCGTTGTGTTTGCTAAGAAAATTCAGGCATTGAAAGCAAATATTCAAACGGCGCAAACTAACTTTATGAATACCATCTCGGTAAACAATCCGGATGTTGGTCTTACGGTTATTGGTAATGATGTAAACTCAGATCCTCTGGTAACAGACACTAATCCAAGCAAAAACCAAGCACAAAGGCAGAGAGATGCTCTACAATTGAGGCAGAGATTGTTTGCGATGACGGCTCGTAGGTTTTGGCAGGTTAGGGCCAATCAAGACAAGAACCTATTTATTGTAGACGATCAATATGACAAGAACTTTGACATCATGGCCTTTGAGAGAAAGATTGGAAACAAGATAGACTTGTTCAATAGCCAGTACTCAAATGTCGGCGAGCAAATTGGTCATGTCAAGAAACTGTTGAGTTTGGAATGTTTTGCAAATACTCAAGGCCACATTATAGTAAGGCCCCCTGGTTATAATAAAGTTCCAAGCTCTGTATTTTATAAGATGTTCAAAGACCGTGACAATAATGGTGTCAAGGTTTTCCCTGATTTCTTGGAGAGCTTATATTTCAATCAGGTAAAAGATACACTGACTCAAATTGAAGTTACAGAGGATAATATTCGTTTGCGCGCGATAGCTCTTGGTGCGCTTACGGATCAGGATATGGTCAACCTAATCAATGGAAATTCGACCACTGGTGGAAGTTTCAACTTCCTAACAAGTACGGGCACCGGAACAAATCTATTGCAATTCTCTCAGCAATCAAATCCAGAGGATCAAGACCCAAACCACTCATTGCTTATATCTCTGTCTAATTATCAGCAGCGGATTTCAAATCAAGTAAAGAATTCAAAACTATTTACGGCAAGCACTCAGGCGAGCGTTTTCCTTAATCAACTCAACCCAAGCCCAGATACACAAACCAGTGCGTTAGAGGTGATTCGTAATAGATTGAAGATTGTAACCGGCACAGAGCCGCCAACGCTTGATCAATTATTTTCAGATCCTCAATTTTCGCGCATTGGACAGAGAAGTCAAACCAGCAAACTCGCCCTAATAACTCAAATAGCTCAGTTTGTTTCACAGCGTCAAACGCTGTTGAAATCAGCTTTGGGGGCCATTAGGAATCTAAAGGATGGGGTTAGTGTAAATGCCGTGCCAGATCTTGGTGCTCAAAATTCAAATAACCAAGTAGTCAATGCTGTTGTTGCTCCATTCCTGAATCGAAAGACTCAAATCCCTCAGATTTTGGAACATATGATTGAGTATGAGGATGAGGATGATCTTGGGCCAGGATCTGGTCGCAGGTTTATACTTACTGCTGATAGAATTGTCAGTTTGACGATTTCTGAAAACCCACCTCCATTTACAATGGTATCTGTAAATGGATTGTTTGGGCAAGGTTTTACAGATCCTCCTGGCGGGTTACAGACCTCTAATGATGGTAATGCGGTAACCTCAGCTTATGCTGTTGATTATGATATGTGGTATCAATATGGATTCAGAGCGCCTAAATCTATAGAAGCTCCATTCTTCAATGATCCGAACATTCAATGTGCACCATATGCCGTTGCTGCTTTATTGGAAGCTCGCGAGAATATTCTGCAGGGCAGTGTTGGTGTTGTTGGATACAACGAATATTACCAACCTGGAGATGTAGTTTACATTGAAGACAAAAATCTGCTTTTTTATGTCAAATCCGTAAGTCATTCATTTTCGTATGGGAATCTATCCACGACACTTGAGCTTAATTATGGCCATAGTCCCGGTGAGTATATTCCTACGATGTTGGATATTGTTGGTAAGGTTCTGTATAGTTCTAAGGGCTTCTTTGATCAGTATCGAAGCGAAAGATTCGAGATGTTGGGATCTGCCAAATCACTTGGGGCTCTTACATTTGTTTCTTCGTTATCAACATATACAACTCCTCAGGGCAATGATACCAGGCTGCCACCTAGCACAGATCCTTTGGCGGCTTTATTGGGTGGGCGGTATGGAGAGCGTAATAAGAATATTCTGAGTAATATTCTGCTTTATGTTAGTGGTAATCTAAACCAACAGACTTTCCAGAATAAAAAGCCATTTGTCAAAATAGTTTATTATAGAACGGTAGGTTCTTTTGATAGCGATATGTTTAACTTTGCAACCAGTGTCAAGGATTGGCTTATTAATCCAGAGAGCAGTACATCTACTGGCCTAAGCCCGATAAAATTTAACACTGGCAGTAGTGGTAAGGCAAACGCAGTTGGGCTCAATCCAAGTGATATTGTAATTGAACAGGTTGACTTTACTGATCCTGCGAACCAAACAAGGGTTCAGGTATTTCCTGATACTGTGGCAGATTCTGTTGCTAACACCCAAGGGCCATCATCGGCTGCCGTTTATGCTGCAAGAGCTTGTAGTGTATCAACAATATCTCCGGAAGATTTCAGAGTATTTTTAGCCAATACGGTTATTGATGTATTTATAGACTCTAAGCCGATACCAGTTTTGTCCGCTGATTCTGTTGGAACGGCCCGTGCCGCCGCCGCTGCAAGTTCTGGGGCTGGTGCTGGCGCTGGTAGCGCCGCTGGAGCGGTTCAAAGCGCTTCTAGCTCAGCAAGTGCGGCAACCGCCGCTGCAGCCGCTGGAGCCGCCCGTAACGCAGCTGGAGGCAAATAATGGGCACTGGCACTCGTATTGGATCGATCCCTGGAATTCCGATTCGCGGAGTGATTCAAAGCTTTGACATTCAAAGAAAGGTGGCAATGGTCAAGTTGCCATTGGCATCTTCTCCTGGCCTACAACCAATCAAACTTCCAGTTGGTTGGGTGGGGCCTAGAGGGGAAATTTCTTGTGGCTATCCGGCAAAGGGAACTAACGTTTTCGTAGTTATGGGGCAAGGCAACGAATGGATATTCGTGAGCTATGATCAGCCAGATTCAACGAGCGTATACGACTCTGATGGTGTTCGACGAGTTTCAGCAACCAAGCTTCGTCCGGGTCGTTGGGTTACCTTGGTTCAAAATGATGTTGGTCTTATTGTAGACCCGCAAGATGGTGTGATACAGGGAGATTCCACTTCATTTGCTCAAGCAGATTCAATGCTTGATATTTGGAGTTCTAGGTTTGCCCAAGAGATGCACTTTACAGAGGCGCATCGCGAGGTAACCGGCACAGTTCTGAGGGATATTGATTCTGATAGTACTAGAAATGTTACTGGATCATCTCTAACAGATCATACATACAATAATTCTTTGACTCCAATTGGTCTTGATCCAAGTACATATCCATCTGTTTCTGCTGTAGCTAATAGAAACCCTGCGTTAACAGAAAGCAGGAAGATGTTCTATGAGTTCATTGATAGTTTTGGATATACTTATGATCAGGCCGAAGAGAGAATCTATGCTGGGCAAGACCTTGCTCAACCATTACCTTTCCAAAGAAAGAGAAGCCGAACCGATACGATGAGTTTGAGTTTGGATCAGCCAAACTATCTAGCCGAAGTAATTATTGGAACAGTTGTTGATATCTACGGCAACATTCTTGATATCAACAGGAGCGCTCTTCCAAGCGGAATTATTGATTCGTTATCATTTAGGAAGTCTTCAGATGATCAAAATGTAGCATTCACAAATCTACTAACACAACTTCGAAAGAGCATAGCATATCATTTCGAACTCAATGCCAGAAAGCCTGGATTGGATTTGCCTGATTATTCTGATACAAGTGACTATGCTCGTGACCGCAGTAGGTTTTTCTTTGACATAGATAAAGAGGGTCAATTCAAATGGAATGTACCAGCTTCCAGCGAGACTGGTAACGTTCCGGTTTTGGTACGCCATGAAAACTTTTCCAACCTCAAAGGATTTATAGATAAGTCTGATCGTGGCCAATTGTTGTACAATGTTACCAACAATACAGATTTGCAACTCGAACCTCACGGAAAGGGAACTGTAAGCCTTATAAGTACTGAAGATACGCTCAAGAATTTTGCAGCGCCGGTAAATAGATTAGACGGAAGCGTCATAAAGCTTGGCACAGGGTTTCATGATATAGGCGAAATCCTATTTCTTCACAAGATAGATAAACCCTATTCATCTTCTGGTAATGCTGGTTATGAAAACAGTCTTTTGAACTCAGTACCGCCAATTACAGATGTTGTATCCTCTCAGTTGATAGTATCTGGGACAGGAGCTAACGCGGGTGGTAGAAGTGGAACTATATCTTTAGATGGTATGTTATCATTAAGCATTGGAGCAAATACCGTAGATCGCCAAAGCTTTTGGTTGGATTGTGCCGGTGGCATCGTAGCGGCAATTGGAAGAGACAGATTTCAACGCTCGATAGCGGCCTCACTTGACGGAGATGTACTACTGGAAGTTGGTGGTCCAACAGTAAATTTCTTGGAATTGGATGATTCCAGATTTCCGTCAGCCAATTTCAATAATGAGGCCCGGGATGGAACTATCGATATTCGAGTATGGAACTCTGGAAGCTTTCATACGTTTAGGATAGATCCGCAGGGAATAAAGATCCATACTCCACAGAACATTGATATAGTATCTGAGGGTTCTATGCGATTTAAGTCTGTGAATAGCAATATATATTTCGATGCTGAAGGTATATATTTCTATCCATCAGACAAGGCTACAGGAAGATCCGTATTGAGGGCCACAGAAGGTGCGGCAGGAAGGACTATCTAAGGTGAACCATGGTTTGCAATCCAGCTGATACGAACATTACTATTGGACCACCGGGACCTAGCCCGCAGATCCCCGGCCTTGGCTTGCCATTTTCAATACCCAAGATTCCATTTGGTGATCTGTCTCTTCCGGATGGCATTCCAGAAGATTTGATAAATCTGATTGAAACAATATTTGCCATGTTCCCGGCCGGTATAAAATTTCAGCCAAACACAGATGCAATGACCAAGGGCATTTGGGATGCATTGGCTAGTTTGTTCAATCAGATAGCCCCATTCTTAGGGGTTTACAAATTTATTCAAGCGTTGCTGAATATGATACTTTGTATCATTGATGTTTTCTGCGCTTTGATGAACCCATGGTCAACCCTAAGGGCTATTCGTAGGTTGTTTAAGCGGTGTTTGCCAGATTTCTTATCTATGTTTCCATGGTTGGCATTGCTAATCATGATCCTAGCATTGATATTGCTTATAATTGCCTTAATAGAATACATCATTCAAGTAATTATTGCATACATTAAACAGATACTTCATAACCTCAAGGTTCTTTTAAGGGCGATAACGGTGCATGATACCGACGCCATCTTAGCGGCGGTTCAGAAGATATCGTTTGTGTTATGTCTAATTGAACAGCTATTCACAATTCTAATGGGCATTAGTGCACTGCTGGCTATTATTCGGCCTCTCATGGGTATTCTTGGACGTTCTGTTTGTAGTGGTGGAGATAGTAATGGCAATGGTGCTGAAGACTGTTGTACCCCAGATTTTTGCCCACCATTTATTCGTAATAATCCGGATGGTTTGTTTCAAACTAGCGGGCGTCTAATTTATCAAAGTGAAATAGATCCTATTATAGTAGATTTCGATAGGTTGTTTTCATTAATCAGAACTCCAACCCCTCTTGTCCTAAGGCCACAGCGATGGCAACTTGTTGACGATCACCCAACTGAATTTAAGTTTTTGGATATCATTACGCCGTCGCCACAGTATGGTTTCATTTATTGGCCAAATAATGATGTGTTTGATCAAAAGTCAGCGCTAATACGTGTGCCATATAAAGTGGACATGACCATACTTATTAATCCTAGTCATTTTGGTAATCCTTTTGATTCTGGAAAAGAACGTTACATGAGTATTCAGGATATAATTGTAACGACAAAGCCAACCGAATATCCCTTGTCTTGGAATAATAATCCTGATACCAGCGTTACCTCTGGGGCTTTGAGTTTGGTTGGTGGTTCTGTATTTGAGATTACACAAGACGGCTATGTTCCATATCACATCAATGGAGTTCAAGCAACTCTTCAGACGCTGATAACCAAGCCAGTGAGTAGTATGGCTGATTTTCCGTCGCATAATGATGGTTACAATTTCTTAGATGTTAAGTACAAGCTAAAAGTTAATCACGAAGTATTGATTCAATATGGACTTATTGGGTTGATGTGTCAGCCAGATACCGCCTCAGAGTCTGCGGTATTAAATGCCGAGTACAACGACATGAGAAGTGTTCTGGACAAGGTCGGGCCACTACCAGATGTTGATGGCACGATAGCCTGTTTGACACAAGCTCTTGCGAAGTTCCGTGGGAATTTAAACGAAGATACTGCAGCAATATTCCAAAACGAAATTACTAGCTGTCTTACTTCTTTGAAAAATCAATCGTTAGACTTTTATGCTACTGGTACAATTGCGGCAACTGACCGATATTCAAGCAGTTTTTCTCTATACCCAAGTGTTCAATTTATCAAACATGATATCCGGGTAACGGTTCAGCTTAGGGATAAGTCTGGCAATCAATTGGCGGTGAATATTGGTGCTGATGCTGCTACTGGTCTAAGTTCTTTAATAAAGGCAGTTCCGACATTTGGTGCCATTTCTAGTTTCACTTATGATGGATACGGAGATTTTGTTGCCTCACTTACCAGTGATAGGGCTGGCACCGGGCAAATAACTGCTTATCTTAATAATGAATCTATTGCAACAGTTATTAATAGAGATAGTGATACTTTACCGACAGAGATTGTAGATAACGTTCTAACCTATGAGTTTGTTGATAAGGTATCTTATTCGTATCGTACAGATGGTGATTATTACAAGCAGAGATTCGGCGATACTGATGTTGCCGAGGATGGTACATAATGGTGGTTGTTACCAAAGATACATGGTTTAATAATATTGGCGATCACTCTCCAAAAGATCCACTGGATGATATCCGAGCAATTGATTTGGATATCGGTGATTTGGTGGCTAAATTCCTGCGCCCGATTGATTTGTTCAGGAGTCATGTTTCTCCAGATGTAAATGGAGATTTGGTTCAGCCCAATCTATCTACGTCTACTTCGCCCACCGAAAGCAGATGCCATGCATTTTACAGAATGCTAGGATTGCCAACAATATCTCCAGATGGAAACCTTGTTAGTTCTGGATTCCCTCTCAAAGATCAAGATCGTCAAAAAAGCATTAATGACAATATACCAGATGGTGTCAAAAAGGCCATTTCTGATAGGGAAAATGGTGCTCTGTATAGAACAAATCTATTTTCGGTACGCAATGCCGACACCTCTGTTTTTGGGCTTTCGCTAGCAACTCCCAATGGTCAGCGCAAATTTGCCGTCGATATGGGATCATTAGATGACATTACACTTACACCACAAGCTATTCCGGCCCGAACCCAATACATTAATAGATTTTTTCAACATGCAGATAGATCGGCAATAACTAATAAGTTTGAAAGCGTATCACATCAGCTTGCTCCACTTATCACTGATTTAGTTATTGCATCAAATGTAGAACCAAAATCAGGGTCTAATAGCGTGTTGGTGGGCCAGTTATTTCTTGATAAGAAAGACCTGGAATACGAGTCTGGTAAATATGCAAAGCGCCCCGGTTTAGAATTTATCATACGAACAAAGTTGCGCGAAAGTAATGTTTTGCAAAGTTTGGTTACGGCTGCGGCAAGTGTATTGCCCAACATCAATACACAGGCAGGCTTAATTGGTGTTGGAATTAGTGAGGATGATGCTGCCAGGCTGTTTCAAGAAGGATTGATAGACGTATATACAGTGAGTGATTTGTTTAAAACGTATAAGGGTCTTGTAAATGTATATTACAATGCAGTAAAAGCTATTGCGGATATTGGCAAAGATATTATTTGGATTCCTATGCCAAATGAAGGCGGGCCAGAATCTGGATCTGTGGTGAACTCTAGTTTTGTTGTGCCAAGCTACTATCTTGACTCTTGGGAGATTGAACGAAGGCTTTCTGAATTAAAAGTGAAGTCTATTCTTGCAAAGACGCAAGTTAATATTGGAACAAATGCCGACAATTCATCTTTGGTGTATAGTGACTTCACAATCTCTGAGTTTAGTAATGTGGCTAATACTTTTGAGAGTGACTTGGCGGATGAGGATTCAAAAAGATCTTCATTAGAAGCACAGGGCAGTGATGCCTTGAGAACAATTGAAATTATTGGTGGGGAAGTAAGCGGGCTTGGCCTGATCGATATCATTGCTATTTACCTTTCCTTATGGGCGCTGGATGTTCCAACGCTACTTAATTTGATTGATGATGCCGCAGCTGCGCGATTGAATGCCATTCCTGATCTTGCAAATGGCGCAACCAAGAATCGGGTTAATAAGCCTGGAGAAGCGGCGGCTGCTTATGAAACACTAACATCGGCAGTTTCCAGTTTGCTGCAATTTGGTGATTATGTCTTTGATCGTCTAAAGGGTTCTCCGAAGGATGGTGGAATTGGAGATGTGAGAAATAAGGGATAATTGAGTATATATACATGTCATTTGATTTGAAGCTTTTTGGTGGAGATTTAGTCATCCAAAATGGGGATTTGGCTATTGTAGAGGATACTGACAAACTAACTCAGGATATTTTGAAGTTAGTTAGTACTCAACTGGGGTCTAATCCATTCTTCCCGGCATATGGATCTCCTATAAGTCAGGCCTTGATTGGGACTACTGATATAGATTTTGCACAAGACGTTGCAACCCAGCAGCTTCGGGCCAGCATTGAGCGGCTGAAGGATCTTCAACAGGATCAGATAAAGAATAATCAAATTGTAACGGCGGAAGAACAAATTTCAGCAATCCAAAACGTCTTTGTTACTCAGGCTCGGGATGATCCTCGATATTACTTCGTGAATTTGACAGTTATCAATAAGGCTTTTCGTAGTGTGCCCATTTCCTTTGCCGTAGTTACTAGCTAATAATCCGGTATTCTGAAAGCAGTGGATATATGCTATTTTGGTAGCTTTGAGGTAACATGGCACGGGTTAGGACGGCAAATGATATCGTTCTCGGAAGTATAGATTTTTACAGAACTGCGCAGCCACAACTTGACCTACAGCCAGGTCAAGTGGCTCGTGATCTACTTATTGACGGCCCAGCTGTTCAACTGAGTAGTTTGTATGAAGAATTGCAGAGTGTGCAATCAGCTCAATCGTTATTCCTATCATTAGGCTCAGAGCTGGATGCCTTGGCGTCTAACTTTGGAGCATCTCGTAAACAGGGATCTCCGTCAATTGGAACTGCCATTTTGACTTTCAATGCCATTGAGGCTGATATTCCAATCAATGCTGGTGGGGTTGTAACAGCAAGCAATGGAGCTTCATTTACGGTCATAAACTCCTTTACGGTAGCTGTGAATAATAAAAATACTTATCGGGCTACCGCCTCAAAGTATGCAGCGGCCTTGGCTTTTGCAGCAATCACCGATCAATATGCCGTTGAGGCTCAGGTAACAGCCACATCCACGGGAAGCAATGGAAATATTTCCAGTTATTCATTGAACAGCACGACGATTCCTGGGGTTTCAAACGTTACAAACGCAGCTTCTTTTCAGGGTGGCTCTTCAGCAGAAAGTGATTCTACTTTCAAGCGTAGGCTTCTTGGCATTTTTAGCGGAGCAAATACTGGAACGGCTCTTGGGTACAAGAATACAATCATAGCGGATCCTGATGTTATTGATGCCTTGGTAGTTGGCCCAGGTGACCCGTTGATGATACGCGATGGAACTCAGGTATACACTGCGCCAGATGGCACGAAGACTATTGTCTCTGAAGGAACAGGCGGCAAGGTAGATCTTTATGCTTATGGTTTCCGTCTTGTTGAAATTATAGATGGATTTGTATACTTTGACCATAGTAACAAAGATGACCCAACTGATCCGTCTAATGATTTTGTATTGGGGCAAATTGTCACAGATGCCAACAAGACCGTTTCTAGGAAGAGAATTGACGATATCAACAATCAACAACTTCCAAACCAGCCAGTTACCAACATCATTAGTATTACCGGATCGTCTAGTGGCTCTAATTTTGGGCTGAAGAGTGTAGACGCTTCTGGAGTTGTATCTGGAAACTACGAACTTCTGCGTGACACCGGAGTATACGCTGGCAGCCCATGGGGATTTGATCGTCTACATTGGGTTGATGATAGAATTAGAGACTTATCAGAAGATATTACTAAGGGTAAATTCAATAGTCAGGATTCTACCAACTACTCTGATGTTACTTTGATTAGTGCGGTCAATCAAAACATCCAAATTGTCAACGAAAATAGTACGGTAACCCCTGCAGATCGATCGTCAATTCAACTATCTCACGCGCCAGTCACTGCGGTTACCCGAGTTTTCAACCAGACAACCGGTGAGCGCTACATAGTTACAAACCAGAACCCAGATGGTGGAACGCAAAACACAACTGGGCGTATTACAATTTCAGGATCAACTCTTCCAGCCGTAAGTGATATTCTTCAAGTAGATTATGTTTGGATTTTCAATTACGATCAAAATTGGGATTTTGATAATAAAGTATCCTCTGATAACATTCGTGATGTTGTTGACAGCATTGATTGGGGATATTCTAATGTTGTACGCAGAGAAGAGGTTGTGGTAACCGGAACCACCATAAAAACCGTTACAGTAACTCATCCTGTAAATGCGGTGGCGTCTATTAATGTGTTCACCGATGGTTATGGTGTTGTGCAGCTTATCAGTAATAGGCTAGCTGTCGCTGTTGCCGCTATAGTTTCAAATGTAGTCTCTGTGGTTGAATCTTCTAACAATGCTGAAGTTTACAATACAGGAACTAAAGACGGAAGCTTTAGTGGATATACTGTTTACCTACCAACAGACACAACTGCGCAAGTTGGAGATCTTGTAAACGTAAGGTACAACGCGCTTGATCAATTTATGAGCAGTGGTATTTCTGGAAGCTTTAGTGATAATGTAATCACCCTACCATCATCCACCAGTGTAATTTCGGGTACGCTCGTTGAGGTTAATTATCTAGCCAATATCAATCAACTTGTTCCATCTACGGCATTATCTGCGTTACCAATCCATAGAAATGGAAACGGCTTCTATTTTGGAACGGGCAGTGTATTTGGAACCCAACCAACAACTCACATCTATTATCCAAGCGCACCATCTCCGGTACCAAATATAGCACCACAAATTGAACTCAATCTTCGAAAGGCCCCAACCCGGCTGAAGCTTACGATTGCCGGAACCATATCTCCTGGGGTGGTCACCGTTTCTGGCACAACGATTCAAGGAATATTTGATGGAATTTTCACGGCCACTTCGAATGGTCTTATTCAAGATCTTTCTTCATTGATACGATCATCTTTGGGGCTGAATAGTAACCAATCAATCCCATCAAATGTTGGTATAATAAGTTTGGTTGGTTTCGAGAAAATAGAGTTATCTGGTACAGAGGTAATTTCTGTAGACCATGTTTATGATGTGTTTGGCTACTCCATTAGAGATAATCGCTTTTCTAAGTTTGAGGCCACTAGTAGCCCAAGCCTAACCGCCACTCAAATAGCAATCCCCAATACGGTTGGTAACAATGATAACTTGCCGAAGATTGGTGATAAAATTAGAGTTACTTTCTATATTGACAAGACAGGTGATATAGAAAATGTATCATTTAGCAAGAGTGGAACCCTGTATACGCAGAAGAGATTTGCTTTTGTTGATGTTGTATCGATTTCTAGTGGTTTTACTTCCACGGCATCACAATCTGCAACACTTTCTATTGCGCCACAGAACCAACCGGTACAGGGCACCAGATATACTGCATATTATGATTACTTAGCCCCAAAGCCAAATGAAAGAATCACCATACACTACAACGCAAACCAAGTAATTACCGACAATACTTTGAATATTGAAAGAACGCGCCCGATTGGGGCGGATGTTTTGGTTAAGGCGGCCGTACCAATTCTAGTTAATATTACCTTGGCAATTGTTGTTTCGGCTGGTTTTGAGAATTCTAGCGCTGTTGTTCTTCAAAATGTAAGGGATGCGATTACTAACTCTCTAAACTCTACGGCCCTGGCCACTACAATAGACGGTAATGATTTTGTTAATGTAGCTTATGGCGTGAGTGGCGTGGACAGGGCAAGAGTTTTGGCATTCAACGCAGATGGGGCGGCTGGACAAGTATTAAGTATCACAGCCCAGAGCAATCAGTATATTCAAGCAAATAATGTTTTAGCTCAAATTGAGACAAGATAATGGCAAATCTCAGAATATTGGACATAAATGCGGCCGATAGCAGAGTGATCAAGGTAAGGTTCTCGGACGCACTAGCAATTGACATTGGGCAGTCAAATGTATTGGTATTGTCTGAGATTGTGAATGTTCCAGATGTTCAAGTGCTTACCGTTGAGGTGTCGGATGACATTCTAATCATTAACACATTGCCACAAACTCCATATGCCAGATATAATGTTACTTTCCAATCAACAAATGCTGTCAAATTCAGAAGCTTAGACAATCGATCATTTTTGCTTGAAGATGGAAGAGCCAATGTTGCTAGGGTATTGGGCGCTGAAAATGATTACAATCCAACTCGCGATAATTTGGTAACATTCTTGGGTGGCTCTCAAAGCGTTTACAACCTGTCTCGCGAAACATTTGTTCGTACTATTCTAAATCAGACGGCAGATCTGTTAAATAAGGCTCAAGCTGATGTTGGCCAGGCAAAATCGGCTAATTATCTTGAGATTCTCATAAAAGATGAATTACAAACTCGTAATTATGGGCCTTGGGATCGTCTAAACCAAGAGGGAGCCTTTAAAATTTGGCGAGTTGGCTCAACCCCAACGGACGAAACTATACAGGGTGTCATTGC